ATAATAATAGTGTATATGATGTGACCCAAAAATCTGGAGTATGATTGACATTATTTGTAAATAATTTTTGATATGTTGATAAATCTAAATGTCTCATAAGTACGCGAGATACACACCAACGCCCACAAGTATTTATATCTTTTAAAAATTGTTGTAATCTCTTTTTATTATAATTTAATTTATATGATGAATCATTTAATAAATATGTTAAATGTGGTACTGATACACCATTGTGTAATCTAGTATTATAATTATTATCCATTTTTAACTCTTCATCTGGTTTTAATCCATATGGATCAAAGAACTCTAAAACATTAGATGATGTTTTTAATAATAGTGTCCAATGTCCAAAATTCTTTTTTGTTTCATACAAAATAATTGTTGCATTATTATTATCAAAAATATCATCTAATATTTTATAATTTTCCATATCCTCATATGATATTATTTTTACTTTATTTTTACACATTCGCATTATATCATCTCCAGATAGATCGTATTTTTCAGCTTTTTTAATAATTTGATCCATATATATAATAAATATATATAGTTATTTTTTTCTATGTACTAATATTATAATGACAGCCGACAATACTAATATTTATCTTAATTTTAAGTATTATAATGATACTGTTACTGATCAACCAGCGGTAATAAGTAAAACAAGGGTACAAAATATTTTAGATGATCCATCTAAGTATAAATTAGCGGTTGTAAGATTTAATATTCCAGCAGTAAATATTCCTATTCAAAATTTTTTTAAAGAGAATTATTATTATGTAAAACTCGTTTTTGATGGTGCAGAAAGTACTGTATATTTAACACATGTACCAAATGAAGTTATTAATTTAAATAGAATATGGAGTTATCAGGGTTTTATTGATTCTATAAATAATGCTTTTATAACATCATTTAATCAATTGAAAATTTTAAAACCATTGATGGTACAAACAGTACCTCCAAAAGTTGTATTGAATAATGCTTTAGATAGATTAAATTTTTATTTTGAAACATCATATGATACAAGCATACCTAATAATACACAAGTTATTGTTAATAATAAACTATTCTATTTATTTCCTACATTACCGACCTTTGGATTAGCACTAGATTTATCATTTATAATTACAGTACAAAATAATCTTATAAATACGACTACTATTAATCTTATTGATTATTATATTATGACTGAAGAAACAAGCACACTATTCTTAATTAATGATTTTCAAAATATTCAATTTGAATCAGATACTATTCCCATTAATCCCGAATTGATTGACGGTACCACAAATATTACAAGACGAATCTTAACCGATTTTGAAGGTTTAGCACAGATCAATAATAGAAGTGCTATTCAGTATTATCCACAAGGCGCACTTAGATGGATAGATCTACAATCACAACACGAATTAAGGGATACTGACCTACGAGTTTATTGGTCTACAAAAGAAGGTACTACGCATCTAATATATGTTCCTCCAAATGAAAGTTTAACTGTCAAACTATTATTTCGTAGAATTAATGATGATGGAACTTTTAATTATAATTAAATAATTATTCAAAATATAATTTTATAATATAGTTGTATATTATAAAATATGAGTATTAACCAAATATTGAATTCTGGTAAAATTGGTTCTGGGTTAATATTAGATGTAGATAAAATATTTACAAATGATGTTGTAACAACTAATATAAATGGTATTCCGTATAATCCGAATAGTGGCGGGTTATCAAATCCATTGACTACAATTTTAGATTGTGATAGTAATAATATTATAAATATGGGTCAATTTAACATAAATATGAATAGTTTTGTTATTAATACTGAGGGTCAAATATCAGACCTTCAAGGAGATATAGGCACTTTACAGACAAAAACACAGTTATTAACATCTAACACCACATTATCAACCTTTAGTAAATCTCTCACAGTACGCGAGTTTTTAATAGTCGCGAAAGCACAACCTACATTAGATAGCGGAAACTGTAGCGCCCTTTTTATTCTCGATGGTACTACAGGTTTATTTAGCATACAAAAAGTAAATGGTTCAAACATAGATGAATTATTTAGAATAAATTCAGTTGCAGAAATTGATATGCTTACTACATTAAATATGAATAATAAACCAATTAACAATGTAACACGTATTAATGGATTAACTCCAGCAAATGGAGTTTATGCGGGTATTTCTGATAGTATCATAGTGAATGCTACAAATTCACCCGCATCATTGGTTCCAGTGACGGGCGTGGGGTTTCTTACTGTTCCCGCAAATACATTTACAGTCGGCGCGTCATATCATCTCGTTGCAAGTGGGTTTATGCCATCAGAACAGAAAGGGGACGATGCGACCATAGAATTAACAGCAACAAATGGTATAACTGTAAGCCTAGGTAGTATAACTGTTGAATTGGACGCATCGGCAGATACAGCGTGGGAGTGTGAAGGGGACTTTACTTGTCGAAGTATCGGTGTGAATGGTATATTTATAGCATCATTCGAATTAACGTTCAACAAAGATTTAGACAAAAATTTTAGGGGTACTAGAAAAATAAGTAGTGCTATTATAAATACGACGGTTCAACAATCACTGGATATCGTAGGCACTTTAACTGGGACTTCATCATTTCAAACGAGATTATTAACATTAACAAGAGTATTTTAAATATATATGTTATATAATATGTATAATACAAATATAATATTTTTAGTTTGACAAAATTATATTAATATATAATAGTATATATTTTTTTTTATTTTCTATTATTTAGTTATAATAAAAAATGGAATTTGTAAATGTATATGATACCCGTTCTGATGTAACCGCAGATATTCAACGTACGCATGTTGTATTAAGTGGTGCTAGTCGGCTAAATCAGCAAGTGTATGTTGCAGATAGTTGGGGAGCAGTTGGACAGCCCTTCTCACAAGCCCTTTGGACTATTAACCCTCCATCTACTCAGACTATAGTCGATAGATATATTAAAATTAGAACTTTTTTTGAGATAGAAGTAAATGAAGATCTTAAATATGGTTTGGATGATGCACTACGTCAATATCCTATCCACTCATTATGTGAAACTTTGACGGTTCAAATAAATGGTGAAAGTATTAGCGATAATGTATCAGATAAATTACACGCATTGCTTACTTATGGACTTTCAATAGATGATCGTAATTGTAGTGTTAGTACAACTCCCACAATGCCCGATATGTTTCAGGAGTATGCGGATTATGCACAATATGGATCTTCAAAAAATAGTCTAGGTGGATATGGTGAAAATGGAGCAGAAGACCCCAGAGGGGGATTTGTGATAATTCCCGACCCCGTTACTCCACTTCGTAAATTTAAGGTTGTATGTGTTGAGCCGATTTTGATGAGTCCATTTTTTCAGGGTGTAGGCGATGAAGAGGAAGGATTTGTCAATGTTAATCAAATGAATATAAACTATAGATGGACTCAAAACCTTTCAAAAATCTTATCTCATAGCTCACGTGGTAATAATATTACGGCAGTTGGTGTTACTATGTACCAGCCTCCCGAATTGTTGGTAACGTATTTGACACCAGCAGAGAATCAAATGTTACCAGCCCTCCAAACTTTGTCTTATAGCAAAACTATTGACTATATTAAACAACAGCCTACACTTCTAGCGGGTGAAAGTGGATTGTATATTAGTGATAGTATTAAATTGTCTCAAATACCTAAATCACTATACTTTTTTGTTCGTAGAAGTAGGGCAACATCAAATCAAAATACAAGTGATAGTTTTTGTAGAATTGATAATGTTCAGATTCTATGGAACAATCAATCTGGACTTTTGGGAACAGCTACTCCCGATCAACTTTTTGAAATGTCACAAAGAAATGGTTGTAAATTGTCGTATCAACAATTTAGTAAATATCGTGGTTCAGTTTTGTGTGTTGATTTTGGACGTGATATCGGACTTATGGCGCAGGAGGCGGTAGGATGTCAGGGACAATATACTATCCAACTCCAAATTAAATATACAAACGTATCATCTGAAACTGTCACTTGTGAAGCAATGCTTCTGATGCACCTTTTGGGAACTTTTCAAATAGCAGAAAATCTTGCAAGAGCCTCTCTAGGTAATCTAACGCGAGATATCGTACTATCTACAAAAGAAAGCGGACGATCACTATCTCATTCTGATTATAAGAAATTACAAGGCGGATCCTTTTGGACAGGTCTTAAATCGTTCTTTAATAAAGTATCGCATATTGTGTCCCCTATTGCAAATACGTTGAAGAATGTACCCGCACTAGCACCATACGCAACACCTATTGCGGGTATATCTGATATAGTCAAATCGGCTACAGGAGGGAAAATGAGAAGGGGGGGTGGTGTATCGGGCGGTGGTATGCCTAAACGTCGATTATCTAGACGATAGATAAACAATTATTTAATATTAGATATTAATTTATATTTATATAAAAAATTATAATAAATATATATATATATATATATTTATGGAATCACTTAAAAAATGTATAAAAGAAAAAAGGAATATTAAAGACAATTCTATTGATTTATATATTCGTTCAGTTGAACAATTAGGAGGTATAGATGCATTAACAAATTACACTAATATTTTAGAAAAAATTGAAAAATATAAATTAACAACACAAAAAAATAAATTAACAGCAGTAATTGTTGTATTGAAGTGTTTGGATAAAGATGAAAAAATAATAGAAAAATATTCTAATAAATTAAAATCATTAAATGAAGAATATATGATATTTTTGAAAAATCAGAAAAAGACAGACACACAACAAAAAAATTGGATTGATTATTCTGAATTAATAAAATTGTCTAATAAACTTATGAGTCGTATAAAGATAGAAGATATTAAAAATAAAACTACATTGACAAATAAAGAATATGATCAATTACAACAATTAGTAATTATACGAACATATATTGATTATCCTATTAGAAATAATTTTAGTAATATGAAAATAATATCAATAGAAGATTATAATAAATTAGATAATAATGAAAAAAATAATAATAACTATCTTGTTAAAAATAAAAATAAAAAAATGTTTAAAATAAATTCATTTAAAAATAAAAATAATTTAGGTAATAGAAGTTTTGAATTAAATTCAAAATTAAATAATATTGTTAATATGTGGTTAAAATATAATAAATCTGGATATTATTTAACTAATTCAGATCGTAAAAGCCCTATTAATAGCAATGGTATAACGAAATTTTTAAATAAAATATTTATGAAAGAATTTAACAAAAAGATATCAACTAGTATGTTAAGACATATACAAATAAGTCATTTAAATAAGGATAAACCAACAATAAAAGAAATTGAAAAGAAAGAACAAAAAGTAGAGGATAAATTTATGCACAGTAAAGCTGTTAATGAACTTTATAGAAAAATTGATTAAATATTTTACTTGTATGCATCAATCTACTAGCTTACATAAAACAAGTAAAAAATATGCGCAACTTTGACAGTAATATATTAATAATCATTGTCAAAGTTGCGCATTTAAAAATAATAATAAATAATAAAAATATAATATATATATATATATCTCTGTGGGTTTATTATTGCCATCCATAGCTATCGGGTCTATTCGGTTCGTGTAATTCATATATCCTACTTCTTCCAGACATTGTAATCTCCATATCTAATTTGGCTTTTTCTTTTGGTGTCAAACCATACATATATCCAGATACTAAACCAGAACTAAAATATTTTAGATCTCTATCTATATTATTTTCCCTAGGTCGTGCTTTATTCAACATTTCATTACGTTCATCTTCTTTAGATTTATATTGATATGTCTTATTAAATAAACTTTTTAAAAATGCATCTGAATTAAATAAAGGATTATGTGTAAATTTATTTCTAAATTTGTCAAAATCGCTATTAGTGTGATGGATTAGACTTTGTCCTGTAATAACTTGTTGTTCCATATATCTATTAACTATATTTTATTTTTTTATTTGAATTATATTCTTTATTAAATATATTTTGAATATTTACTTTTTTTAAATCAATCTCAGTTTCTTGTATTTTTATATCCTCTTTTATTTTTTCTATTTCATTTACATAATATTTATGTATAGTTAAGTCATTTTTTGTATTACAGCTACCCATAAATAAATATATAATAATATATAATATATGAATAATAATATTATAGAGACAAC